ATGGTTAAGTGCAAAAACATTTCATTTTACACAAATGAGTACAAGTGGTTATAAATCACATAGTAGATTAGGTGGATGGAATAAAGGAACATTTGCACAAACTGATGTACCTTTTACATTAACACATGATAGAGATATTTCATTCTTAGTAGATAAAATAGATGTAGATGAAACAAATGAAACAGCATCTATAAAAAATATTTCAGAAGTATTACACAAAACACAACAAATACCAGAAATGGATGCATATTTCTATTCAAAAGTTGCTACAGAAGCACAAAAATTAGATGGATATCATAGTTCAACAGCATTGTCTTCATATACAAAAGAAAATGTATATGGAAAATTAAAAGCAATGTTAAGTGCTGGAAAATTAAGAAGATATGTAGCAAAAGGTGCATTAATTGCATATGTAAACTCTACAATTATGGATTTATTAGAACAATCTACAGACTTTACAAGAAAAATAGAAATGACACAAATTGCAGAAGGTGGAATTGGAATAGAAACAAGAATTACAGATATTGATGGTGTAACATTAATAGAAGTAATTGATGATGAAAGATTTTATGATAAATTTGATTTTACAGATGGATTTGTACCAGTTAAGAAAGTAGCAGCAAATGAAAGCAACCATGTAGCAGCGGTAACAGGTTCTCATAAAATTAATGTATTAATAGCATCTCCATTAACTGTTAAAAC